CTACCCGACGCTACCACATATGCCAAAAAATGTAAAAAAAAAAATGCCCGTGATACTTGGCATGCGTGCCATGTCATGTTGCATACAACATTGTGTCGCATATCAATTGTGATGTATCACATAGCATTTAACATTGTTCCATGTAGTATGCAATACTATGTTAAATATTTCAATTTTGGTATTGACTTTTACTTGATATTATGTTATTATAATATTGTAGGTTGTGACCTACTGCACATTCTTCCCATTTTCTAACCTCCTTTTTAAACAAGCACGCTTAAAGCGTGCTTGTTTCTTTTTGATATAGCGATTTTATTAGTTCGCTATAAGTAGGATCTATATTTATCTGAAAGTCGATCGGCTCAAGATGTACGCCCGAATTAGAATATATATGCTCCGTTTTTCCTGTGTAGTCGGTAATATCCCCATCGAATGGATCATCAATATATGTATGACAGAGTTTTAAACTGTCGTTAGATTCTATATGTACTCCGTCGGAAAACTCGTCTAAACTTGTTATTTTATCCTGTAGCGGTTTATGGTTAATTCCGGCCACGGTAAAATCAAGTACATTATTTTTTATATATCCGTAACATTTCGCGCGTAAGAATTTAAATTTCTCATAATCTCCTTCATACTCTAATAATCCAATCGTTTTTTTAACTCCCTTAGGAGTTAAAGGTGAAAAAACCTCTGGATTAATACTGAGTACGTTAGAGGTTTTTTTTATGCGTTCTATCCATTTATTGTTAAATTCATTAATAATAGTTTGTATTCTTTCGGTTTTTTTTGCTTTTATACTGTCGGTATCGCTATATATATAATCGGATCCGATCTTATGTATAATTGTTAATATTATCTCCCTGGTGTATGCTGTTACCCATACACCCCACGCATAACTTAAAAATCTCGTTTTTGAATTATTGTATATATCAATTTGTTTAGATATATCCGGGCTTTCTTGTTTCCAGTTACCATCAAAGAGTATTTCTGGCCTACATATATCCGTTACACTCATGCCGTAACAACTGTTTAAATTCTCCTTTGCGAGCATGTATCTATCTTTTTCAGATTCAACGCCTTTAAATACGGTTTTATCATTATAAAATTTTAACACGCACTCTCGGAACGATTCCGGCAAAAAATTTTTTCGGTATTTATAACCGTCGTATATTATTAATTTTTCAAAATCATAATACATTTTAGTGAGTTTTAAATCTATATCGGTTACATATATTTCGATATAGTCCGCGCTTATAATTCGCCCGTTATCAACAACGGGGTTGTCACATTTAATGCACTTGTGTTTTGATATAATATGTTCATAGAAAAAACTTGTAATGATATTATAAAAGCCTACCTTTACCACATAACAAAAATCTTGGCTATTCGGTAAATTTGATGTAAAATATACTCCTTTACTCATCGGAAATTGACGTAGTAGCATTTGAGCGGGATATGCGGAGCATAAGTCATAACTTGAAACATTATTTATAATTTTTCCTTGTTTGCTCCAACTTCCATGTGTAAAACCTCCGGCGAATGCATTTTTTAAATATTTGTATTCTTCGGATTCAAGGGTCAAACTGTCAATAATTCCCTTATACCTAAAATATTTAGCCCTATCCTTTTTAGCTAAACAATAGTCTTTGCAGTATTTGCGCACCTTAGAGGTTTTCGTTAAAGGTATATCGGAAACATGTTTATACGTTTGTAATTCATACCGGATATAGGCTTGTACACATATGACATCGAATAATAAATAGTTTATTTCTTTGTCACTCAAAGGAGTCTTATAGTGTCTAATTAAACTATAATCAAGATCTCCCATTTTTTTCTGATATTCCGGAGGACAATATAATTCGCACGTTTTGGCAAGACTACAGCCCGACAATATAAAACTACATCTAAATTGAATATTTTTCGTAGCGCAATAGCAAACGCGGCGTTCCTCCAAGGCGAAAACTTTGTCCCACTCGAAAAGATGACATATAAAATTAAATTCAAAACTTAAATTGTGTACCCAGATAATTAAATTATGGGGTAGCTGTTTTAATAGATTAATTACACTTATAAACTGATCCCAAGTTCGTCCTATAATTTTAATATTGTCAATACATAGTCCCCATACATACATAAAAGCACATTTTTCATTATTGTGATATGTAGAGGTCGACTCAATGTCAAAACTGCATATAATATCATAATATCGAGTTTTATATTTCCGCGAATAATATGGCGCTTGTTGCGTGATATATGATAAAATATAAGTTTGCTCATCACTCGTCAAGCTCCCGGCGTTCTTGTTCAAGTCTATATATCGCATATAATGCACTCTTTCTATCCCATTCTTGTCTACCCGGCTCAGTTATATTATACTTTTCTAAAATTCTGTCTCTTTCTTCCCGAGGTAATGAGTCCCAGCTCCCCGGCTCTGCTTCATTTACTATTATATTCTTACGGTGTTTGTATACCACTTCCGGGGCTATATCCTTTATAAATCCGATTATATTATGGAATCGCTTCCAATCTATATTTACCTCGTCGCCCTTTATTCCGAAATCTTTTCGCAACTTCTCGTTTGATTTTTTCGCGCCTGTGATCGTCGAGGTTTTAGAGGTTAAAAAAATCTTAGTCCGTTTATACTCCGCACGTAACTGATTAAGATTAATGGTTCTAACCTTTTTAGGCTCTTTGTAAACATCAAAAGCATATGAATAAGTCTCAGATTTTTTCAATCGTGAGATCCTCTGTTGTGCTTTTCTATTAAGCTGTGCAACGTAATGTCGGAGGCTTTTTTCGTCCATTTTAAAAACCTCGTCGGGATCTATATTAATAAGTTCTTTTAAAGTCATAAGGCACAAACTCCCTCTTTATTCTGTCGTACATAATGCGATCTATAAAAGGGCGATTTTCCCAATAGGCGCGCACTCCCTTTTCACTGGAAAATATATACTCTGCACTATAAACCGCACCGCGATATAAAATTGATGTTATTTTATCTGTCGTGGGGTCGCAACAATACCGCGCATTATCTGTCTCTATTTCTTGAATAGCATACCGCTGAGAATCGTTAGAACGGTGCTCAGGGTGAAAAACTGGCACATAAATTTTCATTTCTTTGTCCTCTCTTCGTACTCTTCTAAACCGATATAGGAATTAAGCAACACGGCGATCGCCTTAAGGGTTAAAATACGATCATAGCTATGACGTTCTGCATAGTCCGTGCATTCCTTGTTAATGTATTCGATTAACTCGTTAATTTCAAGCATATAAGTACCTCCTTAAAAGGAAAGGCGCTTAAAGCGCCTCTCCTGATTCGGGATCTACAAAATCGAAATCGTAATATTCACGTCCGTTTTTACCGGTCGTTTTCTTTAATGTAATAATCATAGGTTCATCCGCAAGCATTTTATTTACTGTCGAGGGGTCAAACTGTTCGAAAAACTTTGTCAATACTGAGAAAGTATAACATAATTTTCTTTCACCGTTCAACTCTGCTTCGAATATATCCCCGGCCGGAGCTGATAAAATTCTGATCGGCTCACCTAAAATTTTACTTTTTGTGATAAATTCTCCGCTCTTCTTGTAATCGTTCCATTTCATCATAGTTTTCTTCCTTCTTTCATTAATTTTGAATCATGATATAATCTTTATTACAAATATCAGTCGTGCACACAATAAGGGATTAAGGGGACAACTCCTTTCTATTATGGATTTTTTGATTCTTTGATAAAATCGACTGATATTGTAAACGTGTTAAGTGAAATCGGCGTATCTGCCGGTTTATGACTCTGCAAGTCGTCCAGCGCGTTCTGAATTGCTATAGTAAAATTCGAGACGTTATCCGAGGTGTAAGGCGTTACTGTGGTAACGCCTTTATATATCCAGTTATCCGCTCCGAAAATATATGTAAACTGTGCTGTATTAGCCATTATATATCCCTCCTTAGTTCAATATCAAAAAAGTATTTTATTAAATCGACTATTTCGTCATAAGCGCCTTTCCAATATGTTCGGGAGGGTAACCTTGTTAGTCGTCGATAATTTTTTAGATATATATCGCCCAACCTTATAATGTGTTCCAGCGTTAAATAATCGATTAAAGTATAATCCAGCATGTCAACTATATTACTGATCGCGTGTCCCGCTCCTTTAAATGTTTCTTTCACAAGCGGGAAGTCGTCGCTATCCTCTACGATATTCGCATACGTTTTTAATAAACCTGTTAAATATTCATATTCCTTTTCTCCAATGTATTTTTTTGTCCTCATATTCAATACCTCTCTTTCATTTTCTAACTATATTATATCACATAATACAGATATTGCAATATTGGACTTTTGCACAAAATTAAGCAATGGAATTTGTATAATTTTTTATGATCTGGCCGACCTCGTTGTCACTATAAAATTTATCGTACATTGTAAACGCAGTATATATTTTAGGTATATGCCGAATATTCGATACACAAAAACCGCGCTCCGAGTATTCGCCGAATACCAGATCGCTATTATTTTTTATCGGCGTTGTTTTTTTGTGGAAAAACAAACACGGCATGGCGTTGGATCGTCTTATAATATCGCATTGGATCATCTCTTCATCAAACAGTATAAAAAAGCTATATATAATATCTTCCTTTTTATACTCGTAATGCATTAGCGGAAAACGTCCAAAATCCCACTCGCCGGAGGTTATCATACTGCTTGAATCATCGAAACAGAAATAAACGTCGGATTTTTTTCCGTGTTTGGTAGGATTGCAGTATTCGACAGCTACAATATTTTTATGTTGACCGTAGCTGTATACGTCAATAGTCCCCTGCTTCATCTGCTTGATGTGAGTTAATCCCATATTCCCGAAATAAGGTGAATACTTGTTAACAGTGTTCCCGAGCATAAAAATCGTTACGTCGTTTCGATCTCTTATAATTGTACTTAATACGCTCTGAAATCTGCTCCATTCATCGCGAAAACAAGTTTCCTGTGTCAAAAACTCTTCAAATAAAATAGTTCTTACTCCGGGATATGAGAGTGATTTATATGTTTCCGGTGTAGATAGGCCGAATAAATGGCCGAACGGTTTTTCAGATCGTACAATTTCGCCCTTTTCATTTGATTTTTCAAAATACAGTTTGCCACTGTATTGCCTCACATAGTCCCATGTGCCGTTTGTAATGTTGACGATCTCGTTATTATATACCAAGGCAGAGAAGGCATCTTGTGCCTTCCTGCCTGTTAAGTCATCATTCCACCGCCTTATATAGGCAAGCTCAGATCCGTTTTTCCAATACTGCTCTAAAGCGTATTTTAATACGGCATAGCTTTTTCCGTTAGATCGCTCACCAATGATCATATTATATTTACAATTCTTTTCAAGAATATTTTTAAGAGAGTAATATTTCATAAAATCACCCCTGTTTTTAATAGTCTTTCGATCTCTTCCTTTTCATCACCGAGGCAGTTTACATAATCAAGGTGAACGTCAGCAATCTCCGTATAACCGGAGAAGTCGCCAACTACACCGCCCACAACGCACGGATAGCCAAAATGCGCGTCATAATTGACGGGGTATAATGTTACTGGTCTATTAATTTCAATAAACGGCGTACGAATGCCCATGAATCCGTAATTCCCGGAGCTCATTTTATACGAGTATTGCGGACTTGAAGTTAAAGCGTCAATTCCTCTCGTTGCGCCTCTTGTTATAAGGGCGGCTGAAAAAGCTGCTCCACCAGTGGCCGCGGAGACAACTCCGCCCGCTGTCGTTGCAATTGCTCCAAGTATGGCCTTAATACGGTTGTCGTAACTTGCCGACGATAAAGGGATGGAGAATATGCAATTACCCTCTTTTTGATATATTACATTCTTCAACGCTATTCCGTCGGGCGAATTTTCGGCGCTTCGTGTTAGCTGAATTTTCGCCAAAACTTCACCGGTTAGGCAGTTACACTCATATGTTAATTTTATGTCAGAGCCGATACACTGTTTCGGGTCTAAATCTACAGATCCGCAAAATGGCAAATACACTGATAGTTTTGTAGCCGAGTAGTCAAGAAAATTACCAAAGTAAGGATCGATATGTATCGTTCCGCATTCTATAGTCTCATTTATTTTTTTAAGATACGCGGACGGTATATCCCCGACCTTCGCCCCAGCGACGTAAACGTCTGCAGCGCTTCCTTCGTCGGTAGGCTGAAACGGCACAAGGTGCAACGAGATTATAGCCTCTCGGGGGTCATTATACAGTCGTTTTACTTTGTCGATAAAGGTTGTACTCCACAAATTAGAAGATATATCTTTTAACGCGGTCACTGTAGGATTATATAACGTGACAATATCGCACGTCAATGCTGTGTTAATGGAGGGTTGTTCTGGCGTTACGTCAGAAGTGTTATTGTTATTTATGTTAGTATACCATTGTTTATTATAGGGCTGTCCCTTCGACTTATAATCCGTAACACTTCCACCAGCGGAAATCGCACTTATATCGTTAGATACTTGAATATTTAATGCATTTTGCCAACGAGCACGCAACTGCACCAATTCAACGCACGGCAAAGCCCACTTCGGGTTTATATTTCCGTTAGATTCGCTCTCACCCAATACAATATTAAAATTAGTTTGTCCCTGTTTAATAGTAGTTGAAGCCGAGGGGTTTATCTGGTATCTAAAATATCGTGTTGTTTCGCTTGCCGTTAATGATGTTGTACTTGCATACCATGTGTCCCAGCCTGTACCTCTAAACAGATCACATATAGCCGTATATGATAAACCGTTATTACGCGTGACAACACCGAATCCATACGGCTTATAATTTCGTTTTATTCGGTTAGGCGTTCCCGTATAGATAGAAGGTCGGTTTGATCCCAGATCGGGAATAACATAATCTCTCATAAAAGTAGGCAAAGCGTTTTTTTCGTACACTTTATAATATATCGGGTTATTAACAATATTATAAAACTCTTCATTCCCGATGTCTGATGTAGGCTTACCTATCTGCACCGCAATACAATTTAGCTCCGAGTGGGATCGCAAATATTCCCATAATTTAATATAAGGAAGATATAGACAAGCATTATCGCCCAAATTAGCATATGAAATTCCGGTGTCTTTAGTATATACAAGACTATTGTCTGTATTCGGCATAGGTGATAACGTACCAGTCGCGTAATAAATACCGGGATAATAATTGCCACTCTGTTCCCATCCGTAGCTGAATAAACTTTTTTTGTTGCTATAATCGTATAAGTTTCTTATATTATATAATAGGGTTAGCTCAGATATGTCTGTTCTTGTTAAACTTGCACTTGATGAAGGCACATAACTATTAACACTCATACGTCTATGACCGTCCCTTCCTTACCGCCCGCAACGGCAAATATAATCTGATCATTATTGAAAGTTTTTGAAAAATTAATAATCTGAGTTTGTGCGTTTGCAGAGAGCGGGACTTTTTCATCTGTTATTAATGGGGTTTGTCTATATTGATTCCGAGCACAAACACAAGGGCACGCCTTTATCTGATCTTTATATGTAAATAATACATCAACATGCGCATGTATTTCCCACAGATTACTCGCAATATGCACAATATCATTAACAAAATAATACCGTGAAAAATCCTTGATCCAGATATAATTAAATTCCGGAAATAACGTCCCCCAGACTTCATTTTCTGTCGTCTCAAATGTAATAACGGGATTTATAATATCACAACTATCCCGGAGCTGGCCGAGGAAAATTCGCTTTTGTATAAGATATTTATTTATATTGTTTCGGTCTGTCGTGGTGGTATATGCGATTATCTCCAAAAAAATCACTCCCTTTTTGTGAAAAACGCCCGTAGAAACCCACGGGCGTTTATGATATAATATATATTAGTTAGGCTATGAAGAATACAATAAAATTCTCGTTAAAGTCGTTCCAATATCCGGCATCGTATTTATACCAGTTATTATAAAATTCGCCTTTCGGATTCCAATTGGAAGTCGTTCTTCGGTCTGTATTAGATACGCCGAGCGCGTCATGGTCAAACATTACACAAAGTATACCGCTTGCGGTTACCTCGTGATTTTCCGACGTGTTAACGTGAATTTTAGAAATCGAATTGAACCTATAATCTGTTCCCGAGCCCTGCCAATATGAAACTTTTTCATGCATAGGTAATGCAGTGAGTTTATCATGGAAGGTCGAACTCTGGAGATACATATCAGCAGCACTTTCAAAATCTGACAGCATAACGCAGTGAAGTAAATCCTTAGAGGTAAAACGATCTTTACCGCCCATATTAAACAACGTTGAGATATTCTGTAATCTGTCTATATAGTTTGACATTGTCATGCTTGCATACCTGATAAAGTCTTTATCAGTCATAGCCTTATCCGCCGTCAGAGTCTGATTAAAATGCTGATTATAAAGGTAAAGAAGGTTTACAGCACGAACGCCCGACTTTGTAGAAAGATCAGCGCCTTTGTACTCGTTATAAATCGTCTCACCGATGAAATTGTTTATTGTACGGAGTATAAGAGAATCAATCTTAATAGACAGCGATCTGTCCACCATTGAATAAATCATGCTAATGAACTGATTCAACTGTGTAGGATTCGAAAATGCGCTTTTAACCTGTCGATCAGCGATCGAGATCGGAATTTCAAACGTGATTCGGTTCTGATAGAATTTCACCGAAACGGTCGACTTATAGAAAATATTGGGGTCATAGCTTGCATTTTCCTGTAATTTCCATGTCTCGTTTTCTTCCGCGTCAGGTAAGTCCATCGTGATTTTTTCACAAGCCGCCCCAAACTCCCAGCCGTCACGGAGGACGGAGGGCAAGCTTGCCGAATAGGGACGATTAACAAAAATTACTTTCCCGATATGATCGACAAGAGATCTGACAAAATTGTCGGCGCTTGATACATTGAAAAGCTCTGTTCCAACGTCAACGACATTACTTAAATCTTCCGCGATTAGATCATTTTTACCTAAAACTTCGCTTGTGACCTTATTCATAAGGTCATAGATCTGAGATACTTTCATTTATAAATCACTCCTTTATTTATTCACCTATACGGGTTTTTGTACAATATAATGAATATAGTATTGCATTATCGTTAATTTCGCTAATATGAACGTCGAATTTAAATTTAAACCGTTCATTACTGCCGAGAAATTTTCCCTCGAACTCAACAACATATTTGTTGAGTAAATAGTTATTAATATAACCTATTGTGCAAGGGTGACCGTCTACTACCGGCGTTAACCACATATAGCACGGGTTTTCTGTGAAGTCTCCCGTCCCTCCGTCGTCAAGCTGTACATACAGAATATCGGGTCTGTTTCTTCCGTTCCATACAGCATTACTAAACACGTCAGAACGTAGAGTTAAATATTCACCGCTTGTTGCTTGCTTAATAGTGTTAATCTCTTCTGATGATAGACTTGGTAAATATGCAATATTGCTATGCTCATAAACATCTGTTTTAAATGCGTTCAGATCAGCTTTAGTCAACGCTTTTGCGGTTATCTGATCGTCAGTATATTTCTTAGCAGTCGTTAGATTATTATCGTCCTGTGTGTCCGCGTACTGCTTAGCACTTTCTAAAGTTGCATTGTCGCCGTCCGCTATCTTTTTGTCAATTTGATCAAGATAATAATAGCGATACAAAGCTTCATTTTCCATTATAACAAGGTCAACGCATTTTGTGCTTGTTGCAATAATGGTTAAAAATATGTAATTCTGTGCGTTCACCTCTACAGTAGTACAAAAATCATTAAGTACCTTACCGCCATATTTAAGGCCGGAAATTAAAATGCTTTTACCGTCTGAGTTTATAATATCATCTCTGATAACGTCCCAGCGGGTCACTTCCTCAATCGCTTTATTCTTAAAGTCAATTATCTTGTAGCCACCCTCACGCATTCGTCACCAACTCCAATTTATATTTATTTCCCGTTGACTTAGTCAATGTAAATACTTTACCGTATACACTACCAACAAGCACACCACCGGTCGTGCGACTTACTACAACGTTAGTAGCTGTCTTTTTAGTCTCGCTCATAGATGAGTCAATAACGGATCGCATAACAAGGATAGCCGAGCCGTTTTTCGACTCTATCAACGCCGGGACACCTGCCGGAAATGTATATTCCGAATTATTCGTCAATGTAATATCAACCGGTATAATATACATCGGCGCGTCCTCGTGCAATTCAGATATTACACCCTTAGTATTAACAAAAATACTGATACTGTCATAACGGAATTTAAGAAAATCGCCGTCATACTTAACATTAGTGTAAAAATCCTTAATAAGTGTTCCGTTTCGGGTAAATCCGCTGATTAATACGGGTTTTGAAGATGTATACGCTACCTGTAGCAATTCATATAAACCGGGATTCTCTCCGGTCTCGTTTACACCTTCCATATTGACAATAATATAACCGCCCTCTTTTGACATAAAAATCACTCCTTTAATATATTTTTATTGTAAGATATTCTTTGCACATCTGTACAAGAATGTCGTAATAGTTACGGCGCGCCCATAATACGATATTTTCCTCGACAAGTTGCGCCGGACTCTGTGTATATCTTAAAATCGTGCGTACTGTATCGCGCGATATTGTTGAATCTTTGCCCTCTGATGAATGATTATCGGACCTAAAATCAATGTTATTATTTACAGTGTTCGTCTGTTCTGCTGTTGTCTGTGTTCCTGTCTTGGTGTGACCGACAGCAGTCGGCGAATTAAACCCGTACAAATTGTCTGATTGTGCGCCTGTATCTGCTTTAACGACCTTGTCCGTTCCCTTACTTTCCGTTCCAGTCGTGAGACTTTCTGACTTCGTGGTCTTATCATTTCTGTCTATATCCTCGCTTTCGTTGTGTGTTTCTTTATAGTCCGATAGCGTATCATATCGAAGATTAAACAATGTATTTAGTCTGATAATCTGATCTGCGTAATGAAGTGCAAAATCTTTTACAACCGACTCCAATGTGTAAACATCATCTATAACGGGAAATAATAACGTATTAACACGCCTCATACCGATTTTTGACATCGTTAAACGATCTAACATATCGGCGGTCGGTGTATCATAATTATGCACCAGAGTCTGCCATATCGTCGCCCTGTTCCATATCCCGGGGTGAATTACTTTCTCCGGATAAAACATCTCTCCGATCGTTTTCGCGTAGCTGTTTCCATGGTTCTCCAAGCTCAACACTCCAATCTTTATTAAACATTTTGTTTACCTTTTCGACGCTCTTTTTACGTTCTGTAAGCATATTTCCTACCAACGGTATTAACACATCAGTATTAAGATCTGCTTCACGCGAAACAATGCTCTCACGTTTCATATTATAGTTAGCATTTAGCCCTATATCATGGAAGAACGTCGCGCGCGTATACTGATTATATTCAATTAAAGCCTTAAGCGTTTCACCTCCGGACGGGTACGGGTGTACTTTTATACCATCCAAAAAATCGGGGTCTGCGATCGTCGCAAGTTTCCCCCTCAGCAAGTCATCAATATATGACTGTGCAGATAATAGAGATTTATCGTCCGAGGCCGATATAATTAACTGAGCTCTCTGCAAAATAGCGACAATATCAAGTGTTTTTTCGTTCTCCGTGATACGTTTCGCATATCGTTCAAACATAGGAAATAAAGAGTTATACTCATGCGTATTTCTGAATAAAATACAGTCCTCATCAATAGTAAATGTTTTATTGAGTTTTAAAGCCGGATTCGCTACGATATACTTTGTAGGTTCATAATACGCGTTGGGCTCTCCGCCATATCCTCCGAAAAATGGGTATAATTTACCTTCATGTTCGGCGACTATCGCGTTACCGCCGATCTGATTAAAAAGCTCCAACATATCAAAGCGAAAATTATCATCGCCTTTATAAACAAACATAGACTGCGTAATCGAAAATAATTGTCTTATTAAATAATTTTCATATTTACTGCAGTCTAACGCTTTATATTTATTGATCATATTTATTCACCTCCTCCCAATTTTTAAAATGCGGACAATTTACATAATTATAACTACAACAATATCCGGCTACAAACGGTTTATTGTACTCATATACAAGTCTACAGCATTCGCAATAAATTCTATATCCTTGTTTTATAGACCGCTGTTTAATAAACAACGGGCAGATAAAAAGACATTCGTTTAAAACTTTTTTATTTCCCTTACTCATATGTACATAATAACATAATATCAAGTAAAAGTCAATACCAAAATTGAAATATTTAACATAGTATTGCATACTACATGGAACAATGTTAAATGCTATGTGATACATCACAATTGATATGCGACACAATGTTGTATGCAACATGACATGGCACGCATGCCAAGTATCACGGGCATTTTTTTTTTTACATTTTTTGGCATATGTGGTAGCGTCGGGTAG